TTTTTCGCAGATCTTTATTACGTCATCCTTTCTTACAAGGGGCTCTCCTCCGGTAAAGATATAAAAATAAGTTCCCATAGCCTTGCCCTGTTCAACTATTGAACTTAATTCGTCAAATGTCAGGTTTAGTTTGTCTCCGTACTCTGCTGCCCAGCAGCCTTTGCAGTGGAGATTACATGCGGATGTGGGATCAAGCAGTATGGCCCACGGTACATTGCATTTTTCCTTTTCCATTGTCTCAAACTGCTTCTTGGAACCGGAGAGGCTGGCATGTATTATGAAATTCTCGACTATTTTCTTTCTTACTCCGGCATCCACTTCAGTCCAGACTTTTTCTGCCAGCTTGTTCCAGTTGCTTTCCGGATCCTGCATGTGTTTCTTTGCTATTTTTGCCTGGGGAGCAAGGGAGTCTCCTCCGATATCATGTTCAATAAGCCAGTCAAGAAGTTTAGGCGCATTTTTTTTGTAGTCTTTTTCCACATACTCTATGGCCCGTTTTGCTCCAAAGGCTTTTACCTTATCCATTGTCATCATTTTTCCCATTTTTACTCTCTCCTTCTGCGAGTTTCACTGTTCAAAAATGTATGTTTATCTATACAATCTTACCGTTTTTGCAGGCTTGCGTCAAATCAGCTTCGGAAAATCAAGATTTTAGCAATAATAGACAACAAAAAAACGCCTTAACGGCGTTTTTTTTATGGAGCGGATGAGGAGGATCGAACTCCCGTATCCAGCTTGGGAAGCATACTGTGATTGAGCGATACCAACGGGTTTCAGCTTCACTCCCACATTGATATCCAAGCTCAAGCAATTTTATTTTTTTGTACGACATAAGTTTCCCCACATTTCATTTATATCATGTTTGCTGTAATTATCTTCAATTGGAAACCCACACATGTTATATATAAGGTTTATATCTATAGTTTTAAGCCGTTTATCTAACCTATGATAAACTTTTTTACAATTTGAGCAAAAATATTTAAATTCCGAATGAGATAATAAGTATTTCATAGCAATAATAGATGCGAAAAGATCATTTATGCCTCTTTCGAGATTACCTTTAGAATCTTTTTTTATTTCAAAAACTTTGTGTATTGCAGTCGGTGGTATGTTTTTACTAGTGGTTATGTTGTATAAACGATCCCCATGTGCGCAGATATTCCTCACTTCCGTCAAGATTATAAGAAAACTTTTTAATGCTTTTTCGTTAATTTTGAAATCTTTAGCTATTGCATTGCGTTGAAATTGTTGCATCAAACTATAAAACTTACTCACACTGCCCATTGTTAATACTCCATTCAAAACCCACAAAGGCAAATAGCCGTAATGTGCAAGATAATGCGATATGCGCGGATCTTTGGAATATTGAGCTATGGCAGCGTTTAATCTTGATATCAACTCAGTAATCTTTCTTTCTGCATCTCTTAAACCGGTATCAAAATTTACATACTTCAAATAGTTGTCATGTCCAAATTTTTCCGAGAAGACGTATGCGACTTTACTCTTCATAGTGGTTTCTATATGAAGCAGGGGTGAGAAAAATGCCTGCCTCAATTCATTGTCAAAGCGATATACGGCATAAATCTCATCGATTGTTGTTCCTTCCAAATATTTTTCTGGGAAATTCGTCTCTTCAAGAAATGGATTTTTATAGCCGTTTATTAGGTTATAATAACCTTCAGTGAGAATCATCATTTTTGCTTTTTTGTTATCATCAGACGAATCAATGTTCACTCCACGTTTTTTCAACAGCTCTATTTGTGATTCAACGGATATAAATATTTTTTCTTCTGGCATAAGTATTCTCCTACACAATAAGAAGACCCAGGGCCCGTAGGACACCTGGGTACGATCCAAATCCAATGATACTTTGTGTATCTCTGTACCAGTATCCTATCAAAACGATTCTTTTTTGTCAATATTATAATGTGAAAAATCCTGTTTTTTGTATTTATTTGTTGCTGTTTTATTATATCTCATTTTCTATATTTTTTCAAAAACTAAAAAAGCCCCCTGCCTACACACCATAAACAAGGGGCTTTCAATGCCGGAGCTATTATGAGTATTTCTTTTTTATGGCCTTTGCAGCTTTATACATCTTCGGTCCGTATGAAAGATATTTGATCTTCTCAACCTTCCCGGTATAAAAGCCCTTAGCCTTTGCCCACTTCTCACAAGCTCGGAAAGCCTTGTCTGTCTTCGGCCCCCATGATCCATCCTCCGCAATCCTGGTAGTCTTCAGCCCTACAAAAGTACAGAAATTGATAAACTTCTGAAGGTACAATGTCTGCTTGTATGTCGTATCATGCTTGTTAAGCACAGGAGTCGGCACCGTGAAAGTTTTAGGTCTCTTGACAGCTGTTTTAGCTGGAGCTGCATAAGGCAACCTGACAAAGCCCAGGATGTACTTTCGTTCCCTTTTCCGCCTCATAACTTCACCACCGTTGCTATCATTCCCTATTCCGGTATTGCCTTCAATGGTCTGATAGATTCCGCCACTGAGTTTCTTCTCAACAAATCCGGTATGATTAGCTTTACCATCTCTTTCCCAATCAAATATTGCTATGTCTCCCGGCTTACCGCCCTTAGCTACCGGGATCCAATACCCTGCTTTTTTTGCCCAATTCATTACCGCAGTACAGCTCATATCATTCATGCGTTTGTTGTTCAGTACATCCCATCCGCACTGATTGAGACACCAATCTACAAATATCATGCACCAATGATAATATTTATATGCTGCTGTAGATTTTTTGCCGATCCGCCACTCAGTATATTTTACCTTGTTACTATTCGCCGGAGACTCTTTGACTCCGAGCTGACTTCTTGCAATAGTAAGCACCTGTGATGCTGTGCATTTAGCCATCTATTCCACCACCTAAATCCTCATAGGACAATGCCCTATTGCTATCATCTGTTCCGGGAGTAGTAGGATCTACCACGATTCCGACAAGTACCAGTAAATCAATTATGATATATGCTGCATCCATAATCATTGATTCCGTTATTGACGGAACAATACTGAGAAATCCAAGGATCATATATATCAATGATATTGTCCCTGCGATGATCGCCGTTAATGTGATTTTGTTTTTAATTCTTAGTTTCCAATTAAGTTTCATTTTTTCACCCTCTTTTAAAATTACAATTTAAGTTTTTTTTGAAGAGATCTGCGTGTCTCTTTCATGGAATCGATATTGTTCCCCTCTATAATATGATTGAGTAGAGACAATAGTGCATTGAGAATTATCTGTTCGTTGCTCTCTATTTCATTTAGAGTCTTTCTGTCATTTTTCAGAAAATCATCATGTTCAGCAACTTTTTTACAAATGTCCGCTGCCGGTCTTGTACCTTTATACACCCATACTCCGATCAGTATTACAGTTAGAACAAAATTTGCCCCATAAGATAAAGTGTTAATATCCATATCGCCCTCACAAGTTATAATTATAAAAATATACTACAATAAAAAAGGGGAGCTTTCGCCCCCCAAAGTCTTATTTATCCGGTACCCTAAATCCTGCTGCCTTCCACTTCCTGCTTTTCCACATATCCTTGACGCTCTGAGGCCTATCATCTGAGAAAACATACTCAAGTGTATAACCCGGATTCATACTGCCAAGATTTGGATACATATTATAAACCTCATTTGCCAGCCTTCGTGCTTCTGCTTCGCTCTTCGCATTATAAATCAGCATATCATAATATCCCACATTTCTGTTTCCGGAGTAGTAGTAGACTTCAGCCTTGCTCATGCCAATATCTAATAGATAACTCTCAACCTTTTGCTGTTTTGTTCTGTTCTGTTTTTCAACTGCTTCTTTGAATACGTCACCCACAAGATAATTCCTTACATATTCTATGGAATCATCCATCTTAATCCCTAATAATTTTTCTCGCTTGAGTATCTTGAGTGTTTTTGCTGCATTTAGGCTATTAACTGAATCCACCAATCCATCCCGGAAGGCAGTTTTAGCTTTGCTGTGGATAACATCATCTGTCAATCCCCATTTTTTACTCTTCTCTATAATGTTCTTCATCCTGCTGATCATATCTACCTTGTCTTCTTCAACGGTATCTTTCATTAAAGTACCTATGACGGATCCAGCCTTGCTTAAATACAGCTCTTTAGCATCCTCTTTTGTTGCACCGTACTTGATATATCTCTTTTTTATATCCTTTGCCGCCTGGATATTCCCGGCCTCAAGCTCAGTCTTGATAAGGTTGCCATACATGGACTTAGCCTTGTTATCAATATCTTCCTGACTAACTTTATTCTCTTCCAGGAAAGTTTTCACTATGTTGGCTTTTTCTTCGTCTCCGGCTTCCTTGATATTTACATAATGCTCTTCAAAGATCCATCCGTTTGTTTCAATGTCATGAGACAACTTCCACTTATCTTCCAGGAAATTGTAATATTCCTTATCCTTCATGGCCCAAAAGACTGTTCTGATGGCTGTCTCCATATCTCTTGCTATAGTCTTTGCCGGTATTCCAAATATAGCAGATCCTGCTTCTGCAAACTTCTGGACCAAGTACCGCTTACTATACTTAACAGTACCCTCCTTATCAAAGACTCCGTATAAATCCTTCCCGGCCTTGATAAGATCACCTACAGCTATCATATCTGTTCTTTCTACTGAATAGCCTTCGAAAAGTGAGACCACATCTCTCGCTACAGGCAGCATATTAAAGGGATTCATAATATTCCCGAAGTCCTTTAGTGCATAAACCTTTAACCACTGTTCCAGGAATGGCAGCTCTTTCTTTTCCTCATCATCGTCATCGCCGGTCCATGTCTGTCTTAGTGTGCTGATAAGACTTGCCAACAAACTACACGCAACCGCTTGTAAAATTACTGCCTGGCCACCTTTAGCAACCCACACTGCAGCTTCTTTTTTATTTCCTTCCTGGTATGCTGTCATGGCCTTATTCGCTGCTGTCATAATCATGTTATTAGTAGTGGTCGGCTCTGCCATAAATGCTGTAACACTTTTTGATGCTACATCCTGATTACGCATAAACTGAGACCTGTGTAAAACAGAATCTACAACCTGAGTCCTATCTACGATAAACCTGAATCTTTCATTTACATGCTTCCTATATTCCGGAGAATCATATACAAGCTCCGGATACTCATGCTTAGTCTCTTCTTCTACTGCTCCAAATATCTGTACCCATGCAATATCATCTGCCCATCCGTAAATACCGAATATGGCCTTGTTCCACCAATTATCATTCCCCATAATAATATCTTTCATGTTCCTGGAAATGTCTGTCTGAGAGAACCCCCAATGCTTGTACTGAGCAATCGGACAGATCTCCCACATTCTCTCCCTGGTTGCCGTTGCTCCCGGACCTAATCTTTTGGCAGTTGCTCCCCACAAATACTTATGGCTGATATACATTGAAGCCCTTACAATAGATGAAGGCTGCTGAACGAAGACTCTTATGTTGGCTCCTATGGTTGCCGCCTTCCACCTTCTTATAGCCCAATCCATCACAGTATGGTCCATTTCTCTCGCATATCTGCTGTTAATATCCGTCAAGAGTCTTTCGATATATTGCATGCTGTGTCTACCCTCTTTTTCAAGCAGAGCTGCCTTTACGGATCCGGTATAACCTTCTGCCCCCCTGGATCTGTAATTAAATACTCTTTCAAGGTCTGTTATCACCGGAACAAAGGAATTGTATTGGCTCATATAGTTTATGTGCCTGGTTATTACATCGAAGAAATCAGCTATAACAATAGGATTATCTGCAAACTCCATCACAGGTTTAGTCGGCCCTGCATTTTTCAGCTTCGGTACTATGTCTTTATTGTTCCGGCTATCTACATACATATCAGAAGATTGGATCGGGAAATAATTGTCTTCCTCAAACTTCCGGATACCGAACATCTTCATTGAAGTTTCGTTGCCCCAGTCTTTACATTTACTGTTAAGATAAGATAATAGTGTTTCGGCCACCCTAAGCTGATCTTTATTCATTGTCTTCACGATTTTAATTATATCGTTGTATGTAAGATTTATTCTATGTTCGTTGAGCTTGCGACCTTTCCATAGAACCTTCAAAGTGTCTATTTTTGTGTCTGCTGCAGCTATAACTATTCCGGACTTGAATATATGTTGCTGTGCCTGAGGCCTCTTCATAAGTGCATAGAGACTCATAACCTGCGAAGGCAGAAGTTTAATTGTTTCTCCGCTTTCGAGTTTTATTTCTGTCGGCTTACCTTTGCCCTCGCTCCACTGTTTCAGATCCTGCTTTTTATTTATATTCTTTTTCAAATCTTCGATGTACTTGATAGAATCTTCCAGGTTAATTATGTGTCTGTCTTGAGCTTTCGCTATTTCATTGTAGAGAGTCTGCAAGGGGCCACCTATTCTATCAAAGAAGTCCGCTGCTTTTGCATTACTAACTGCAGCATAGTCTTTGAAAAAGCCGGCTACACCACCTGTAATATGTTTCTCTTTCTTCTGTAATTCATGTGCAATAGCAGCATCGCCCAACTCTGCAATACCCTGTTTAATGTTTTCATTGAAGGCATTATTTGCATAGCTGACTTGATGGCGAACATACTGCATCATCATTTTTACACCTTCCAGTTCCGATACAGAAAGATCCGACAACCTTCTATCATCAACTATATCTGCCAGGAGCCTTATAGCGTCTGTCATCCCCTGGTCTATCTCTATACCGGAAAACTCTTCGCTATTCTGCAATCTCTCATAATAGCTCTGTAAGGCTCTAAGATTCATTACTCTTTTTGATACGCCATGTTTCTTGGCCCATCTGTCAGTCGCAGCATTTTCAAAGTTGAGGCCCATAAGTACCTTAGCGACTCCCTGCTTAAACTCTTCCGGAACATGTTTTTGTTCTGTATTAGTGAGCAGCGCTGAGCTTAGATATTCTGCATGTGTTTTTATGTTCTCTATCAAGGCCCTCTTCGCCTTCCGCTCTCTTTCCTTGGCCCTTTGTTTCCTTTGCCTCTCTGCCATAGCTTCCAGTCTTTCCTTGCCCTTAAGCCTTGCTATCCTAAGAGCTTCTTTTTTATCTGCCTCGATTTTTTCTATCCTTGCTTTTACCTTTTCTCTTTCTGCTTTAACCTTTTCTCTTTCTGCTTTAACAGCCGCTATTTTTTCTTCCTGTTTTTTATCTGCAAAAGTTTTGTGTGGGTTCATATCTTCCAGTGAATCTAATATCTGAACCGTTAGATCCGATATAAGCTCTTCTTCCTCGTAAGAACTTAAGGATGATACCTTAGAAGCATTTTTAAGGTCATTGACAACTTCGGCCCACTCATAAAGCTGATCCTCATCTGTCATGTCTGCAAGTCCCGGAAACTCTCCCGGAAACTCTGCTGCCAATTCCTGTGATATGTTGTCTACATCTCTGTCATTAGGATCATTACTTACATGCAACCAATTAAAGTTTTCCTTCCTGAAAATATTCCACTCCGATCCTTGCATACCTTTTCTGATTGACTCCGGAACATACACCCTCAAAGTTTTGAAGTAGCTCAATATATCGTGATAAGCCGCTTTCACATTCTGGTCGATCCATACACCTTCGTTTACAACATCTTCTGCAAGGACTTGTATTCTGTCTACTATCGCATCCCAGTCTTTATCTTTTTTAGATTCGTGTATTTGTTTGTATATTGCTTTTAGCTCTTTTTCCATAGATGAAGGTTTAATTTTAGACTTATAGCTGTCTCTTGTCCGATTGATAAAAGTATTTATCTGTTTCTGATCCGGAATCAGCCCCTTTGAAAGCTGCATCTCTTTCCGCAGATTAGATACTCTCTCTTTAAGCCTGTCTTTTTCTCTTTGCAACCTTCTTGTTTCTGTGTCTGTTTGTAAGGAAAACTTAACTGCATACTCATCTGCCACCCTATTCACTACATCTAAACGGTCTTTGAAGATATCATCATCTGCATCTGAATACTTTATTATTTCCAGGCCCTTTCCCTCTACTAAAGGTTTCAACCTTGCATAACTGAACTCAGGTACTATTACCGCAACTACCTCATCAAGCGTAACTGCCCTTCTCGGTTTTGCTTCAAAGTATTGTGTGGGGATATCTTCCGTCTCTTCAACAACATCCAGGAAGTCATCCAAAACATCATCTATGGCAGATTCCTTAACCCACCTATAACCTTTTGCTTTTATATATGCCGCCATAGCCTCTTTATTATACGGATATTTTTCAAATGCCATTGTCAACAGCATACCGGCCTCTTCTTCGCCTACACTGTTGTCTCCGATTAACTCAACAGCTACATTCTCAAATTGCGTTTGGTAATAATCACGCAAAAAATCATATTCGGCTTCATCCATGATTTCTAACAGATGAGCATGATCTTTAATAGATTTAATAGATTTATAGGTTTTTGCAGTAGCTGTAAGAATGTTAGGGTAAATAAAGTCGCCCTTTTCTTTTTGAGTACGCATATACTTAACAGCATTCTCAAGGGTTTCATCCACGTGCATCTTTTCAAAGCTTCTTCTTCTGCCAGAAGGTGTAAGATAGTCTATATCTTTTCTTATGCCGCTTTTTTCGATAATGCCATCAAATAAATCTCTCCGCCATAAAGCAAACTCCGACTTGCGATCTGAAATCTCTTTCGCTATGCGATTATAAGCAGCCGTAGCATCTATCTCTCTCTCTACATCTTGCGAGCCAAGTTTTCTATATGCGGTTATGGCACTTAACATAGCAGATAGGTTAATCTGTTCCGGTACATATCTATCTCTTGATACTGCCCGGTGGACATCTTCCCACTTTTCTTCTTT